GGCGTTAGCGATAATTGATACGCCGATATTTTACTTATTAACTAGGAGGGAAGAAAATGGCGGCGATAATCATTAGTATAGCGTCAAGCATCATCAGCGGTATGGTGCTTTTTTTCTTGCAAAGGTTCTTCAAGAACAAAGCAAAAAAGGATGAAGAGAGGGATGCAGCAAAGCGAAGAGAAAACCTACTCATCCTTAAAAGCATTGACGCCGTGGGAAAATTAACGTATGCCGATTCAATCGCTATCCGTGACGGGAGGACCAACGGTGAGATGAAGACGGCAATCGAAGCGTATAAGAAAGCAGACCAAGAACTATACGAATTCATGTTAGAACAAACAGTAAAAGAATAGGAGGAAAGATAAATGGAAACATATTTAGAACTTATTTCAGTACCCGCTATTGCGGCAGTTGTATACTGGGTGATTAACCTTATTAAGTACGCAGTCGGAGAGAACGAAAAGTTCAAGCGATTTATTCCTATCGTGGCGGCGGTTCTCGGCGCTATTTGTGGAGTGATTTGCTACTTCGCAATTCCGTCAATCGTCCCGGCGGAAAACTTGCTTGTAGCCATTGTAATAGGTGGAGCAAGTGGCTTGACCGCAACGGGTGCTAACCAGGTATTCAAGCAGCTTACGAAAGGTGACGAAAATGAAAGGGAATAAAGAATTTAAGATTGCATATGCCAACGCCATAGTCGAAAGGCTATGGCTTAAAGGCTTGCTATCGGATGAGCAAAAGGATAGAATTATAGCGAAAAATTCATTGTTAATTCTTTCTTAATTTAGAAGAATTACGCTGGACTTTTATGAAAGAGCACGGTATTTTTGTGTTGCCCACTAAAGGGTGGGCAAAAAAATTTACTCTTGGTTCAAACCCATACAAGGGAGAGAGTGTAGAGAAGAGGAGGAACAAATGGAAACAGCAATAGCCTATATAAGGGTATCGACAAAAAGTGATGCACAGATGCATAGTTATGAGTACCAACTAGACTACTGGCAAAAGTATATCGGTATGAAACCAGGACAAAAGTTCGGTGGCATATATGCAGACTACGGTATCAGCGGAAAGAGTATGGCAAAGCGTCCACAACTACTTCAATTGCTTGCAGATGCAAGAAAGAAGAAGTTCAATGTCGTGTATGTAAAATCCGTATCTAGGTTCGCACGTAACACAGAAGACCTGCTCAACATGGTGAGAGAACTTCGAGATTTAGGAATAAGAGTATATTTCGAAAAAGAAAACATAGACACCTTCGACCCCACATCGGAGGTGTTTTTAACAATCGCCGCGTCGATAGCAGAGAACGACCTAAAAATCTATTCCGAAAACCAAAAGTGGTCTATAAGGAAAAAGTACCAAGAGGGGTACATAAGGATAGGCACAAAGATACTTGGTTATAGGATGGACAAGAAAACGAACACCTTAATCAAGGTGGAGAGCGAAGCCGAAACGGTAAGGTACATATACGACTTGTATATGAGTGGACTAGGCACGCTTGAGATAGCCAAACGGCTAATAAAAGAAGGTCGAACTAATGCCGACGGAAAGGTGCGATGGGATAGAGGTTCGGTAAGATACATTCTACAAAACGAAAAATACAAAGGCGATGCACTAATGAATAAGTTTATATCAGTAGACGGACGGTGCATCAAGAATGACGGCCAAGAGCGAATGTACTACCAAGAAAAAATACACGAACCGATTATCAGCGATGAGTTGTTCGAGGCGGTACAAAAAGAGAAACATAGGCGTGGGAGTGAAAAACTACGAGGAAAGCCACACGAAGTCTATCCGTTCACGGAAAAGATTATATGTGGGGTATGTGGAAAACACTATGCACACAAAATCAACAACACGAACAAGCCCTGGCGGAGTGAGATATGGATATGCCATACCCAAAACTTCTATGGGGTAGCGACCTGCAACAACCTACGTATAAAAGACGAGGTGCTGAAAGCAAAGTTCGTGGAATGCTACAACGAATTCGTGTCAACAAAACAAGACAACGATATCGTGAAAAGGCACAAAGAAACCTTGGCGAAACTGATAAAACTAGAAGATGACCTAACGGCACTCAAGGTAAACCGAATGATACCGTTAGATGCATACAACACCGAGGTGGAACGGATAAGAGCCCAAATAGCGGAAATAAGGGCAATGATAGCCGCTTACGATATGAAAGGCATATCAAAAGAAGACTATCAACCTATAACCGAGTTTGACGAAACAAAAGTGGAAAAATTCCTAGACCACGTAGAGATACTAGATAAGGTAGTGACATTCGTGTTCATAAACGGAGCAAAGATAAGCCGAGAGTATAACAACGGGCAAGCGGGCAACCAAAAGGGTTGGCGAGATAAACAAGCAGAAAGATTAAGAAAAGAGGAGGAAACCAATGGAAACAACGACTAGAAGAGTGGTAAGAGAGATACCTGCCCTTTACATGGGAGCAAAGCAGAAGGTAGAAGAAAAGCTGCGATTAGGCTACTATGCGAGAGTAAGTACCTTAAACGAAGAGCAAGAAGACTCATACGAAAACCAAAAGGAATTCTTCACGAAAATAATCAATAACCGACCCGATTGGAAACTCGTAGGCGAGTATGCTGACTGGGGAACGACGGGAACAAAGACGGAAGGACGAAAAGAGTTCAATCGCATGATGGAAGATTGTCGAGCGGGAAAACTTGATAGAATCCTTGTAAAGTCAATCAGCAGATTCGCACGAAACACGGTAGATACCTTACAATGCATAAGAGAGCTGAAAGAACTTGGAATCAGCGTGTGGTTCGATAACGAAAGGATAGACACTATGACGGCGGGTGGTGATGTGCTTATAACGATACTCGCTGCAATGGCGGAGCAAGAAAGTAGAACCATGTCAACCAACATAAAATGGGCATACCAAAAGCGATTCAAAGACGGCAAAGTAATCATTAACTATAGGTCAACGCTAGGATATACCAAAGACCCTGATGGTGATGGATATATAATCGTAGAAGAAGAGGCTAGGCTAGTACAAAGGATATTTAGGGAATACCTATCAGGAAGAACCTACAGACAGATAAGCGATACCTTGAATGCGGAGGGCATTACAACAAAGCATGGGAACAAATGGAAACCAAGTGCAGTAGATCGAATGCTGTCTAATGAGAAATACACTGGCAATGCGATACTAGGAAAAACCTTTAAGCCAGATGTACTATCCAAGTCACGAAAGAAGAACGACGGAACAGCACCAATGTACTATGTGGAAAACAGCCACCCAATGATAATCACGCAAACAATGTTCGACATGGTGCAAGCGGAGAAGAAACGACGCACCGAGCTACGAAGTTCGGTGAAAACGGGTGCTGGAAAGTACAGTAGCCGATATGGGTTCAGCGGGTTGCTAGTGTGTGGCGACTGCGGTGGTAAGTTCCGTAGGTTCGGAAGAAAACTCGCAAACGGAGAGTATGTTCCCACCTGGGTATGCGTAAACCACCAAAAGGACAAACATCGCTGCACAATGAAACCGTTAAAGGAAATGGATATCTACGACGCGTATCGAAGAGCGGTGGAAAGACTACTTGGCAACGCTGACGACATAATAAGCATCATAAAGACGAATATAGAAGAAGAGTTCGCTACGACAAAGGAAGAGAGCCTTGAAAAGGTAAGTGCCGAACTAATAAAAAAGCAAGAAGAGATAATGAGAATGTTCAGACGCAAGAGCTGTGGCGAGGTGGATGACGAAACCTATAACCAAGCCTACGCTGAATTAAGCCGAGAGGTGATGGCACTCCAAGAGCAAGAAACGAAGCTCAAGGAAATGAACACGAAAGCGGCTATAGAAAAGCAAAAGCAGATGGACATACTCGCAATCCTAAACGAAGGAAAGGCACACTACATGGAAAACGAAGTAATGCGAATGCTGATAGAAACCATCAAGGTAATAAACAAGCATAGCGTAGAATTCCAATTCAAGTGCGGAGTGAATATCATAGAGAAAGTATAAAAAGCGACCACTATCCTAACAAAGGGTAGTGGTCTTTTTTTCGTTTTAAGAGTGCTAAAAATGGAGATGGTTTGCATCCTTAAAACTGCACAATGCACCCTTAAAAGGGCGAAAAACAGCCAAAAAACAACAAAAATCGACAAAATCCATCGTAAGGGTGCAAGAGTGCAAAGGTGTCTGCGAAACTACTTTAACTGCTTAATAAGTAGGTTCAAGACTTGTCGGCTTTCTTCTGAAATGTCGTTGTAAGAAATAAGGAAGAGAGCATCTTGGGAATAGATAACTTCTTCGATATTAAAGAAGACGAACAGAGAAATGCCAAGGACATCGCAGATAGCACAAATAGACGATAAAGATGGAAGAGTATTACGTGCTTTGATATGGCGGAAAAACGATTCGTCAAGTTCGGCTTCATGACAAAGTTGCCGAAGCGTAATTCCCTTACTAGACGCAAAAAAGTCTATACGGTCTAAAAATGTATGCGTGTCCCAGATTTTAACGTTCTTCATACAATCACCTCCTTTCTAGATTTACCCTATGCCAGCAAAAGGGGTGTTTTGTTTTAGCGTATATTCAAAATAATTACAAGTCCTTTTGCCAACTTAAAGGACATTTATCACGCATTTAGTTTTTAGAGCGTGATTTTTGTCCTTGGTAGATAAAGTTGTTAGATGTTAAAATAGGGTAGTGAAAGAAGGACTTTGTTATGAAAAATACTGAAAACAACGTAAAATTCTATAAAAGTGTAAAGACACGACAAGTTGAGTGGCTTTGGTATCCTTACATTCCGTATGGGAAGATTACAATCATTCAAGGCGACCCTGGTGATGGTAAATCCACGTTTGCACTAAACCTTGCTTCTATTATATCAAATGGAGCTGAACTTCCCCTTGCGGAACAAAGGGCATTGCAAAGTATTGTTATATACCAAAACAGCGAGGACGGAAAAGAAGACACAATTGTGCCAAGATTAAAGGCATGTAATGCAGACCTAGATAAGATTGCTTACATAGACGAATCGTGGGATATTTTGTCTTTGTCGGATGACCGCATAGAGAAAGTTCTTCAAGAAACGGGAGCAAGGTTGCTCATCCTAGACCCAATACAAGCCTACTTGGGGAATGGAACAGATATTAACAGGGCAACCGACATAAGACCCATTATGAGCAGAATATCGAGAGTAGCGCAACAATATAATTGCGCCATTGTTCTTATAGGACACATGAGCAAAGCGTCGGGGTCAAAAGGGTTATATAGGAGCCTTGGTTCAATTGATATCCCAGCAGCGGCTAGAAGTGTTTTGCTTGTTGCAAGAACGAACCCGATGGGGAGCGAAAGGGTACTAGCGCATGTAAAGAGCAACCTAGCGCCGCTTGGTGATTCTATACTATTCAACATAGAAAAAGGGTCGAACATTACCTGGTTGCGAAAATCCAAGCTCACAGCGGAACAAGTTCTTTGTGGGGATATAGAAGAAAGTCAAAGTAAAGAAGAGCGCGCGATGAGTATACTGCTCGAACTTTTAACAGGAGAGCAAGAAATTAGCGCTGAAAAGATACAAGAATTCTTCGAAAAACAGGGCATATCTTTAAGAACAATAAAGACGGCAAAATCGAAGTTAGGAATAAAGTCTATAAGAAAAGACGGTGGTTGGTTTTGGACTCTAGGAGAAAACTATGAAGACAATATATAAAATACCCCGTTGAAAAGATAGGAGCAGCAAGTTGTTGATAATTAATAATTTAGAAGGCGAAACAAAATGAGTGATAACAAAAGGGATATAACCAAAAGTGAACAACGTGAAGAAATAAAAGAGTATTATTCCACCCGTGACACAGATATAGAAGTTATTCCTATAAGCATAACAAAAAAAGAACTGCTTAAGCAGTCCGAAGAAAAAGTGCGAATTGTCTTATACAAGCGCGTTTCCACTGATAGTTTACAGCAAGCGTCGTCAATAGCATTACAAGAGGTAGCGATTGACGATATTTTAAGGGTACACCCAAACTGGGAACTAGTGGAAACATACACAGACGAGGGCATATCAGGAACATCAACGAAGAATCGTGTAGGCTTTAACCAGATGATAGCCGATGCCGAAGCGGGTAAGTTTGACTTGATTGTCACTAGATCGGTTTCGCGTTTTGCAAGAAACCTACTTGACTGCGTAAAGACATACCGACACCTAGCGGAATTATCGCACCCTGTTTACGTTTATTTTGTTTCAAATAACATAATCACTAACGGCGAACAGTCGGAGATGATATTGAACTTTATGGCAATGCTTGCAGAAGAAGAGTCGCACGTCAAGAGCGACGTCATGAACAGCTCCATTGAAGTTAGATTTGGCAACGGCAAGTTCCTGGTGGCGGCGTGTTTAGGCTTTGACAGAGTAAGAGAAACGCCATGGTCAAGACCATACTTGGTTATTAACCAAGAAGAGGCGAAGACGATTAGGGAAATGTATGGCTTGCTATTATCAGGGCATACAACCCAAACAATCGCACGTATACTCACGGAAGAAGGGCGACTAACAAAAAAAGGCAGACCTATATGGACTGCCAACACCGTAACGGCCGTGTTGAAGAACGAAAAGAATTACGGTGCTTTATATGCCCGTAAGACTTACACGCCGAACTATCGTGACCACAAATCTAAAAAGAACCGTGGAGAGCGTCTTCGCTACAAAAAGGAAAACCATCACGAAGGTATTATTAGTAAAGAGATATTCACCTTTGCGATGAAAATACTTGAAACCAGAGCAAAGCGACGTGGAGTCAAGGTTGTTACCGCATTAAGCGTAATTAACACGGGAATACTCCGTGGCTTTGTAAAGGTTGAGAGAGGCTGGAATGGTACAGATATAGACGATTATATTGAGGCAAATCGTTTAGCGTATCCGTCAACAGCAATGCAGCAAAGAACCAAGCAAGTACAGTTTGGAGATATCAGCAATTTCAACCTGGCGGGGTTTG